ATTGTTGTATAGCATCGTTTTCGTCACACATTTTCATCACGCTAAATTCCCATGACGATCTATAACGTGGTGTGCCTAATCCTACATATTTTTCAGGATTCTTTAACTGAAAAAAACCTTGGCTAAACTTCAAACTCATACAATAATATTGCGATCTATTTCAACGGCAGGAACAAATGCAGGTGCTAGACCAAGACTACTGGTTTTAAATCTGTTGTAATTAAGAATCTCACCAACAAGGGAACTTAACTCTAAATTGTCTAGGCCTCGAAGCGTATCTAATATTTGAAATTCGTTAACATTATCTCTTTTTGCTTGAGATAAAATAACAATTGATGTTGTGTCGGCTGCACTTTTACCAAAACCTCTTGATTCAAAAAATCCTCGAGCGGCTGCTAAACTAGTTGCATTAATTTCAATAGGTACCTGATAATATTGATCAAAAAACTTTAGTGTGGGTGCCGCACTATTATTAGATTCAACAGGCGGAATATTGTTGTAGAATGTTGGCATATTATAATCCTGTACGCGGTACTGCAATAGTAGCGCCGTTCACGCTAGAATTCGAACTTGAAATTTGTTTGAACAAATTAACAGTCCCGTTGATTCCACCACCGGCACTATTAAACGCTGAAGCCGCAGAGGCAGCTTAACTTGGGCTTAATGCCGCACTAACTCCTCCTGCAATAATACTGTATCCTTCTGCTTTAAGACTATCTTTAGTTATAGTTTTTGCAGTCTTTGCTAGGTTAGTTGCTTGTATCCCAAGACCGACAACATCAAGCAGTGAACTATCTTTATTAAGGCCCTGAACTCCTTCTATTAAATCAGAAGCTCCAGTAATGGCTCCAAATATTCCACTTCCTGCCCCTAATGGACTTGGGACAGTATCGTAGTGATTTTCTTTGAGGTCTTTTAGACCTTTCTTGATTGTGCCTGAGTCATAGACTACATTTTCGTAGGCTATGGTCATTTTGTTTTCCATCAACGGAGCACCTTGCCCCATTTGACCGTGTTGCCACGAAGTTAAGATTGGATTTACAAGTGTAATAAGATTGTATTGTTGTTTGTTTAACTGATATATTGAAATCTCATTAAAGAATGGAACTTCGTGAGGTTTATTAAATCCGTATTTGTAATTAATGAAACTGTTTGTTTTTGTATCATCAAAAGACGGATTGAAAGCGTTTCTCGTAAAAGATCTACTTGATGATTTATATTTAGAATCAGCATAGTAGTATTGATAATAATTTTTCCATAGATCAGTAGTGGCATTCCCCATATCATCATGCCAGGTAATACTAATCGGATCATAGTTTAGTTTAGTCTGTACAACAGTTTTTCTATTATATTGATTTAATACTTCTGTAGATATCTTGAATGTAGGTAGTTGAACATCTTTGGCCAAAATTCCTACTACTCTTTTTTTGAGTTGTTGCCATCGCTGGCCTACTTCCCTTGATACAGCAAAATCAGAATTAATGTTTAAAACAACATAATATAACCATCCTGCCTTTGGGGCAAAATCATATAGATTATCATCGCGGTATAATCGTGTAGCATGTTGAGGGCTACGCATGTACCCTTCAGAGCCAAATACACCGTTTACAAAATTTGAAAATAAGTCAGACATAAAAATATTTAGCCAATAAAAAAAGGCCCCGAAGGGCCTTTTTGTAAGGTTTTTTAACCTGTTGCTAATGTACGGACTGTACGTCCAACCATACCGCCAATACCAACTGGCTGTCCGGCTGCATCTGCTTGGATCGCATTATCGTACTTGATAGTCAATGTAATATCTAGAGGTTCACTAGATTTATAATCACCACCACCGTATACTGTGTTCTGTAAGTAGCATCCGTTTAATTCAAAAATTTCTAAAACATTTGGTTCTAGGGCGCCGTTGCCGCCGTCTAAAATTTCAATCTTTGTAACAAACTTATAGTCCATACCGCTTGCGGCGCTGGCCTGTTCAAAGAAATCAAATTGTTTCTGAATTTGCTCGCCTACTATTCTGCTTACAATTCCAGTAACATCATCACGCAATACCAGTGATACTTCTGTCCATGTATAACGACCAGCATAGTTGATCTTACTGTTATAAACCGAAAGCTCCATGTTCTCAAAGCTAACACCTGGGCGTGTACAAGTCATAACTTGTTTTGTAAGTTCTGTTGTTGGCTTGCTTACTCCAAAACTCTCTAGGCTCACGCGATAACGATACTTGAGCTTTGGCATCAAGAGGCCCTGAGAAGTTGCACTCTGCCCACCAGCTAGGGGGACTGTAAATTTACTTAAACTAGAAATAGCCATCTAAAGCTCCTTATTCTTTATTATTTACCATTATAGACCAGCCTTAATTTCACCGGTATTTTTCAAGCGTAGCGGAATATAAATGAATTCCACAGCCTTAACTGGTTCAATAGCAATGTCCATGTGTAGTTCTGAACGATCGATTGTAGTAGATGTGTTGTTTGATTCGTCACAAACTACAATAAAGTCGTACAACGCACGTTGACCTACTAACTCTAACATTAGTCTTTCAGCCGTTTGTTTGATCTCGTTCCGTGTTGTACGGTCGTTTGGTTCAAACAAGAATGGTCGAGCTAGAACATCTAGTTGTCTACGTAGATAGGCTACTAACCGAGAAACGTTGATTCTGTCAAGACTGCTTGCACCACTGGCTCTCGAATAGTTACCAAAGTTAACAATGCCTACACCGTTTAATGTAGCAATAGGGTTAATCTTAACTGATGCTAGTGTATCTCTTAATCCAGGAGGTAACGAGGTCTGTTTAAATTCACCGTTTTCAATATAACCTACGCTGGTTGCATTAGTTACTACACCGCGTTTTGTTCCACTTGGTGCAAACCACTGATAACTCTGCTGATCGCTTACCGCAATCGTACGTAGCATCATATGACTTGGTGGAACAACAATGTAGTTTCCGCTATTATCATTTGTATAACCACTTGGATAGAACATTGCCATATATTCGTTGTGTGAAACTGCTCCATCATCACCGTTATCTAATGCTTCTGCTGTATTATTACCCCAGTTGCCGAGTTCAGTTCCTGTGGCCTTTAATCTCATTGGTGTATCACCGATAACAAACGCAGTATAGCTACGAGATAAGTTTAGGCTAATCATATTCTGAATTACTTCAGGATATCCTGGGCAAGCAATTAGGTTGAATATACGTGTATCTGTATCTCTTGCATCTTGATTTGTATCAATCTCAGCTTTTAGTTTAGCTACAACAAATGCTCGTTGTGCATGACGTCCAAATGTGCCACTTCCGTCGGCATTGTTTGGACTTACGCTGATCCAACGATCTGCATTGTAAGGAGTTGTTTGGCCAGCTCCGTCCATCGGATCGTTAATATAACGCTTGTTGGTTCCGTTGTTTTCTGTAATGTCAATGTGATTTACAGAGTATTTCTTAATGTTGAAACCACTGCGACGTGTATTCCATAGGCGCATACCTTGTGGGTATAGTGCTGGATCTGGTGCGTCTGGGTCAACATAATCATATGTTAAAAGTTTCTTAATGCTATCTGGTTCAGTGTCTTGGCCAGCACCGCTCCAACGAGCATCTGCAAATAACCAACCAGTTGGGCTTTCTTGATCTGTTACATCTTGTTTAACCCATTTCTTGGTACTGTTATTCCATACATAGATATTTTTTCCGTATTGGTCGCTATCTGAAATATCAACCCAAATGTCGCCATCGACAAGTGCGGTTCCATCGCTTTGACCGGTTTCTGCGGCTGGTTCTGTTGCACTTATAATAGGACCATTTGGACTACAATTTGTAATAACATTCTTGTAACCTTTCCATGCTGTACCATCGTTAATTAAAATATCAACTTCGGTAAGACCAGCGCTGTACCATAGTGTGCCATTTGCTGGTGTTGTATATGGAGCAGAACCTTTAGCTTCGTAGCTTAATGATTTCCAATTTGATCCTACTAAAGGATACGTATCGTAATCACCTGTACCATATAAGTTAGCTGTTCCTGTTTTTGCAGACAGGTCATATTCAGTAAAGCCTAATACATCTACATCGCCTGACAGATAGATCTCTCCGCCTAACTTATGTTTGATATTCATTGTGCCGTCTGAATTTAAACTTGCACTTACATTTGTTAGTCCTGCATTACTGATAGCAGTAACTATATCAGCCCCTAGTATAGTGGTTGTAGTGGTGTTAGCTGTTATTGTTATAGTTGCGGTACTGTTTGCACCAACAGTTCCTGCAAGTGTTTCAGCAATAATGAAACTCTTTGCGCCAGTAACTGAAACACTGGTTACATCAATACTTCCTGTAATTGTTGTAGGACTTGTAGCACTACGACGATATAATTTAAAATTTGCTAATTTTGGAGCACTGACGCTGCCAGTTCCGTGATCGTAATTGCTTTCAACAAACAATGTACCAACAGCAATATTAGTACCTCCTGCACTGTCTAATGCCTTAATTGCATCGCTTGCACCGGCATAAACTGGAGCAGATACTGTAGACCAAGCCGCAGTTGTTCCGTTATATAATTTTACAATCCAACTTGCACCTCTATTTGCAGTTGTTGTTTTGATGTAAACAGAACCACTAGGTCTTGATTCAGTTCCATATTGAGGGAATTGATAGTGCGGTTGAATGCTGATTGCAGGGATTGCGTATGTGCCTGTTGTAAGGCCAAGTCCTCCGATAGCATTTCCTGAAACTGTAACACCTGTTGTGGTGTTAGATGTATATAGTTCTAATTTTCCTGAACTGTTTACTTTTGCGCCAACATAGAAATTTCCTACAGCATTGTTAATTGCAGAAGCAATAGATGCCGGAGTAGGACTTACAGGAACTGTAACTATATGCCCTTTAACTGTGAATGTTGGTTGACCTACAAGGGTTCCGAGTCCTGTGATAGTTGCAACAGGGAAACTTGATAACAAAGAAGTGCTTGTAAAGGAAGATACAGCCGCAGCCTTAATATTAGCATCATTATTAGTACCAACTAATACCCATTGATTATCGTTGTTCTTATAGTAGATAGCATTTTGATTATCGCCAGTGACTATGGCAGCATAAGAGCCTTTTGTTCCAAAACTACTCTTTGGAATCATTACTCCTGTTGCGTCTGTATCTACGTTGTCATCATTAATAATTAACGGAGTTTTATCAACAAACACTTGATTTGTTGCATCCCATTCAGAGATGCCGAACAATGTTTTGCTGGTGTCTACCCAATATTGTCCACTTACTGGTGCACCGGTAGGAGCATCAGTTTGCGCTTCTAGTTGAGATAGATCTGCATCTGCTCTGATTACATATACTTTAGAACTTACACCTAACAAGCTATAGGCAGCTTGTAGCCCGTATTCGTTCATTTCATGACCATGAGATGGATTTAAACTACTGTCAGTTATAAACAGTGGTGTTCCGAAAGTATCGGTTAAATCTCGCTGACTGGTAATTTCCCAGACTTTGCCAACATTTTT